CGTAAGTAAAATCAGCCACCCACAGCTGGTCAGGACGTTCTGCCACGAACTGACGGTTTACGCGGTCACCTGCGGCAACGGTTTTCCGGCTGACGGTAGTGCGGACCTTTTTACCCCGGAGAACACCGACAAGTCCCATAACCGCCATGAGGCGCGCCACTGTACATCTGGCCACCCTGATTCCTTCCCGTAACAACTGGCGCCAGACTTTACGCACACCGTACACCTGATGATTTTCATCGTATACGCGCTGTATCTCTCTCTTCAGCCAGTCATCGTGCTGCGCACGGGCACTGCGTTTATCAGGATGATGTCCTGTTGCTAACAGTGGTAATACGTTGACGGGGCAATATGCAGTTCACTGCATACCGGTCCGACCCCGTACTGCCCACGCAGCTTATCCAGCAGTGGCATTATTTTTTCCAGAGGCGGTCGAACTCCGCCTTCGCAAAATAAGCGGAAGCCTGGCGAAGGATATCGTTACTGCGGCGCAGTTCACGATTTTCACGCTCCAGCTCTTTCAGACGCTGACGTTCAGCGGTGGTGAGCCCTCCATCACCGCCCCCGGTATCCCGCTCATGCTGGCGAACCCAGACACGCAGAGTCTCCGGTGTACAGCCAATCTTTGGAGTAATGGAACAAATTACCGCCCATTGTGAGTCATATTCGCCCTGACTTTCCAGAACCATACGGACTGCCCGTTGACGGACTTCGGGGGAAAACGAGTATTTTTAGTCATCCTGTTTACCTCTTTCTCAGGGAGTTTAGTCTCCAGGATTCCCGGGGCGGTTCATTATCTAAAAAAGCTGAAAGCCTTAGCTCAGGAAAAATTACGATTGGAACAAAAGAAAAAGTAATCATTATTAATGAGTTAAGGCAATGTCATCCATTATCACAATTACTGGTTATCGCGGATTTGCCACGTAGTACATTTTACTATCACGTGAAACGCCTTAATGCGCCAGATCCATATCAACTTGTTAAACAAGTAATATTGAGAATATACCATCAGCATAAAGGGCGTTATGGTTATCGACGCATCAGACTTGCCTGCCGTAACGAGGGCATTTTACTTAATGGTAAAACCATCAGAAAGTTAATGAAGGAACTGGGTATCAGCTCACTTATCAGGCGCAAGAAGTACCGTGCCTATCGTGGAGAACAGGGGCGAACTTGTAATAATTTACTGAAGAGACAATTTTATGCTGACCGCCCAAATCAAAAGTGGGTAACAGATGTCACAGAGTTTAAGGTCGATGGCAGGAAGCTCTATTTATCACCAATCATGGACCTGTATAATGGAGAAATAGTCTCATATAACCTTACTGAGCGCCCATTAGCATCAATGGTAAAGAGCATGCTATTAGATGCGGTAGAACAACTCAATAAAGACGATAAGCCCTTGTTGCATAGTGATCAGGGGTGGCAATATCAGATGCCTCGTTGGCAACGTTGGTTGAGTGATAATGGCATAACACAAAGCATGTCCCGACGTGGTAACTGCTTAGATAATGCAGCAATGGAAAGCTTTTTTAGTACTTTAAAATAAGAATGTTACTACCTAAATAAATACAATAAGTTACATCATCTAAAGCAAGATATAATTGATTACATTGAATACTACAATCACCATCGCATTAAAGAGAAACTCGATGGCATGAGTCCGGTTCAATATCGACTTAAACATTTTTCATAGGATGTCCAAGATTTGGGGCGCAGATCATTTGAAAAGGTGGGCACCTACGTTACCAATACTGGCTTAATGGCTACATACGGCAGTCGGTTTACGCTTACCTCCGTTAACGCTTACCTCCGTTAACGCTTACCTTTAATCTGCTGAATTTCGAATTGTTCAGGAGTAATAGTCCAAAGTATCGGGAATTTTCCAGACAATCCTGATAATACGCTTATGAACATTACAACACGCTCATGCGGAACCTGGATGGGGGAAGGAACGGTGAAGCTGTTAGCGAATGACCGGCGTTTGTATAAACGCCGGTCATGATGAATGATATTTCAGAATATACCTCGGGCTAAAATACCGGGACAGAGATCAGGCGTGATTAATCTGCAGCATTTTTAATAACAGAAGTACTGAGCTTACTTTACCTTTGATGATGTAATAGTTATTTCCGTCGGTACTCATTTTTCCCTGAAATAATGTCACGGATGTTTCTTCCTGCTGATCCTGCAGGCGCAGTCGTAAGGTCATATTTTTAATGAGCTGAGATCCGGGTGGCAAGGGGTATTTGCTGTCAGATACTGGGCGACTGAGTCTGATGTGGCGCGTATACAGCCCGTTTTCGTACAGGGTGGCCTCTGTTATGGTGTCAGTGACCAGCATGTGGGTAATGACTCCAACTTATTGATAGTGTTTTATGTTCAGATAATGCCCGATGACTTTGTCATGCAGCTCCACCGATTTTGAGAACGACAGCGACTTCCGTCCCAGCCGTGCCAGGTGCTGCCTCAGATTCAGGTTATGCCGCTCAATTCGCTGCGTATATCGCTTGCTGATTACGTGCAGCTTTCCCTTCAGGCGGGATTCATACAGCGGCCAGCCATCCGTCATCCATATCACCACGTCAAAGGGTGACAGCAGGCTCATAAGACGCCCCAGCGTCGCCATAGTGCGTTCACCGAATACGTGCGCAACAACCGTCTTCCGGAGACTGTCATACGCGTAAAACAGCCAGCGCTGGCGCGATTTAGCCCCGACATAGCCCCACTGTTCGTCCATTTCCGCGCAGACGATGACGTCACTGCCCGGCTGTATGCGCGAGGTTACCGACTGCGGCCTGAGTTTTTTAAGTGACGTAAAATCGTGTTGAGGCCAACGCCCATAATGCGTGCAGTTGCCCGGCATCCAACGCCATTCATGGCCATATCAATGATTTTCTGGTGCGTACCGGGTTGAGAAGCGGTGTAAGTGAACTGCAGTTGCCATGTTTTACGGCAGTGAGAGCAGAGATAGCGCTGATGTCCGGCAGTGCTTTTGCCGTTACGCACCACCCCGTCAGTAGCTGAACAGGAGGGACAGCTGATAGAAACAGAAGCCACTGGAGCACCTCAAAAACACCATCATACACTAAATCAGTAAGTTGGCAGCATCACCTCATTCGTCTGTTCCTTAAATCTTCCAGGAAATTTCTGCATTGCCGTCAGCATCACCGGCACCTGTGAATTCAGCGTTGGTCAGCACCACGTTTTTGCCACTGACTGACGTGGACATGAATCCACCCAGCGGCACTTTGATGGATTCATCAGTGGAGACGACAACGTATACCGGATCGCCTTTTTTGATAGTGCTGGCATCAAAATCAGAACCGAGATTAACGGTCACGTAGCCACGCTTCATGGCGTCGCCCGGGAAGTTCTTGCCTGTTCCCACCTGGCGAACCATGTCCGGCTGCGACGTGGTCGGATAAGGGCGCACGTAGATCCCCTTCACCTTGTCTGCGGTATCACCATCTGCCAGCGGCACGAAAAAACCGTCATCATCGTATTTACCAGCCAGGCCATAGGCAGCGAAGGCGTTATCGGATTTAAGGACCACCGGTTCGACGGTTAAGTCCTGCGGGCGAGAGACAGCCCCGGCAATGCCAACAGGCATCCGGTACAGAAATACATTATTCATTTTTTACCCTTTACGGTTTGCCCAGAATTCAGCGTTTTGTTTGTTCAGGGAAGCGATACTGGTCATGCCCATGTTTAGGCGCTGTGCATCGCCGGTGGTGGCGCGGGTGTTTCGCCCTTTGGCAACCTCAGACACGGCATTAAACGCCATGTCGACCGATTGTTTCGGTAATTTGCGGATATCCGCATCACCGACTATCTGGCGAACCAGCGTTTTGTCAGCAGAAGCCAGAACCTCGCGTTTGAACGCGGTCGGTTTCATCTTACGGCTCAGATCGATACCCGGAACGATAACTTCGGCACGCCAGGCTGAGTCACCAGTAATCGTGGTTTCCTCTTCATCGTCCTCGCCGTCACCGGTCGGATTATCGTCAGGCTTATTATCGTTATCGCCCGTGGCATTTCTTTCCAGCTTAGCCAGCAGGGCTTTCAGTAATGTTTTGAGGTCATCATCACTGTCGCCGGTTGGATCTCCGCCCATCTCTGGTGCTTTGTCCGGTAGTGGTTGCTGCGGGGACAGGTTGATGTTGAGATTAACGCCCTGCGGCAAATCCCCCTCATCTCCTGTAACCGATGCGGGAGCCGACTCCACCAGTTCGTTCATGGTGTCGGCATCTCCTGTCTTGATGGCCGCACGCATGCGGTTCCACCAGTTTTTCTTTTGATTTGCCATTGTGTCTCTGTCTCCAATTGCACAACGATTTCCGGCTCTGCCTTTAGGGACAAGAGCCACATGGTTTCCGGTAATATCGACCTGCTCGGCTTTACCTGGCTCGGTCTGCTCGTACTCCGCGTCATAGCCGCACGACACTTCGCGCAGGCCATCTTCGATAAGCTGAATGGCGCTTTCGTCTTTGACGATAAGGTCAGCCAGCATCAAATCAGACTGCTCACCCGTCCCGCGCCGGACATTCTGGAGGTGCCCGACAGCAAGCTCTTTCCAGTTCTCGGGATTTACCAGCCGCACATTCCCGTTTTCATCTTCAGGATGCAGGATCGTGATGCTCATCCCTTCGAATGAGGCAAGCGTGGCCGGATGGAATACCTGCTCAGGAGAACGCGTGACGACTATTTCACCGAACTTATCGGGTTTCAGTTTTGGCAGGTCATCAGCACCATAGAGCTGCTTACCTGTTCGTCCTATCGGCACGTCTTTGCACAGCAACGAGCCGTCAGCCAGGCGGTATCGGGTTTCCCCGAGCCTGGTCTCAAAAAAGTATTTCATGGGTTATGCTGCCCTTTTCATTGCGAATGGAACGCGAACAAACACGATCTCTTTATAGCAGCGGCAGTTTGGCAGCTCGCCCGCGTGGCCGGTCATGCCGTCCAAAGTTGGAGGTGAATCCCAGCGGACGAATTTACCTTTCATGTGATCGTGGGAATCTCGGACATCGCCATCATCGGCTGTACGCCAAATATAACCATCCGAGCCAATAGCTATCGCTCGGGCCATATCCAGCGCGCCCGTTGCTCTTCCCAGTTCCGTTCGGGCAATCAGATCGGCCCTAGACTTAGCAACATCGCCGGTAGATGCAATCTCTTTAGCAAACTGCTCCGCCCGACCACCGGTGACAACAGCCTCTATCGCTTTGTTCTGGATGTCGTACACCCTGTCTGCGGCCTCGAGAGGCAGAGATTTGATGTACTTGACCTGTTCGGCGATGATGGATTGCATCACCTGGCCCACAGGAGCGCTTTCCACAAGATTGCGGAGCTCGCGACTGATGTTCTTGCTGTGTTGCCGCCAAACTTTCTCGTTCTGCCGGGTTAGGTCCGCAGTAAAGTTTTCCGCGACCTTTGTCGCCCAGGGGGTGATGATTTCACTGTAACGCTCCAGCGCCGCAATAATTTCCGTGATACTGTCATTTGAACCATCGTAGCGACCATTTACGATGTCTCCGACCGCCCTCGCTATCCTGCGTAGGCTGGTTCGATACCGGATTTCCGCCTGACGGCTCCTGCGGTTCGTCATCAGGTTCGCCGATGCCGGGCGGCGCTTCATCTTCGGCATTCTCGATGTCCTCGTCGGTAATGGATGCCCCGATGCCGGTTACGTCAGAATTTTCTCGCAAATCAGTCATAGCGGCTTTCAGTGTCATCAGACCATCACCCAGCGCCGTACTGATTGCGTTGGTGGTGTTTAACGCCACCGTTGAGCGATCGACATCAGACATTTGCCAGAGCGGGTTAAACTCAAACGTGAAATCGTCCGGCAGCGGCTTGCCAAGTTCCGAACGATGCATGATGTCCAGTATCCGCCGCACCGGAAGACGTAAACGCCTCTCCTGCAACGAACTGATGCGATCGTAATAGTTGGCAAGGTCTGCATCACCGGTAGAAAATCCTTTCGGGGACTGTCCGAACAACCGCACCAGTGGGATACCAACAGCGCCACTAATCTGTTCTACAAACTGCGAAAGGATGTCATCCAGACCACTGAAGCTGTACTGATGGGTTTCAAACTTATCCCGCGAGTCCATGAGCGTCATGCCTTCATTACTCTGGAACTGTCGAATCAGGTCGATATTCTTCAGCAACGCTTCATACGCAGGACCACCAAGTGCGATAAGCTCGCGTAGCTTCTCCACGCTGTAGGTACGCAAATGCGCCTTGTAGACCAGCTGCGCCGCGCCGACAGTAGCGCTGTCGAACGCGGTAAGACGATCCCAGATACGCTCTACAACCGACATTCCCCATTCGTTCTCGGTCATCTTCTGCTGAAATGGCAACGTGACGCCATCAAAGCGAATCAGGCGACTGTGATGAATGCGCCAGGCAGGAATTCCCGTTGCTGTGGTCACCACATCGTAAAACTCAGGTTTACCCAGGTCCGGCCCCATATCTTTAATGCGGCGGGTCAGTGCCGGGTCGACCATCCAGCGGTCGAGCGGGAGAATCCCCTTAAACTTGCCCTTACCGATGGTTTCGGGTCGCAGCGGGGTCATTGGTGCCTACCCCTCAATCATGATGAAACCCACCGCGCCGCCGTAGAGGCGCGACCATTTCAGCACGTCATTCAGCGCATCCCAGATTTGCAACTCATCCAGTTGTGATTCGAGAATGCCACGATCTTTTGCATCAATTTCCGAAGTGATGCGAATGCCTTTGCGGGTCATATCATCCGGGATAGCATCGACTGCTTCGCCGATGATCTAGGATGAACGATAGGACCATTCCACCAGCATGCGGTTACGACTGGTGAAATTAGCCCGGTAGGTGGATGCTGAGTGCTGGTTAGGTGTCTGCATCCCTACGCGGGCAATAAAATTCTCATAACCATCAGCTGTGGCCTGCACAGTTCGCCGCAGGGCTTGTTTGTTTCGTGCCATCAGGCCTGTCTCCCCAGCTGTTCCCAGATATCCAGCGATGTATCGATTGGCGCGAAGGCCATAATGAATGCATCAGCAACGTTTGGTGACGGTATCTCGCGTTTTGCGAGGTCTTTTTTACTTTCGACCATCACACGTCCGTTACGGTCGAAATCACGATGAGGTGTTGTCAGTTCCAGTTTCAGCTTTTCAAGCAACGGACAACGAGAATCTATGCTGATCAGCTCATCCACAGGATACTGTTCTCCGTTGTTAATGGCGTTAAACGTATTTCTGAAACGGTCAGCCACCAGCCACCATGCCTGAGCCTTAAGATTTGCGAAAAAGTCTTTGTTGGGGATGCCGTTGTACTCGTCATCTGGCTCATGCACACCAGCACCGGCGTTAAACCTCTGGTAATTCACACGTCGCGCGTATGCGTTCTCGCTCTTCCGGTCAGCGTTAATTTCAGAGAATTTAGCACCGGCAGACGCACCAACACCGATAGAGTCGTAAACAATATCTGCTTCACGCTCCAGCGCCGCCTGATAAGTACGCTGGCAGCTCTTCAGTAATTCATCTTCTTTGGCCTTCCATTCGTCGGCCCAGAAAACAACGGATCCGTGACGGTAAACGTTAGCGCACTTATCTGTACCACTGTCAGCCACGTCAAAGCCAATACGCTTTCTTCCACTGGGTTCGAAATTTAACGTTTTGTGCGCATCCACTGCGGCTTCTATCCAAGACAGTTTGATGATTGCCGCATCATCATCAGACTCCGGAACGCCCTCATACACATGTTTAAAACCATCCGGATCACGGCGTCGCGCCGCGTCGATAACCTTAAGCATGGTGTCAGACAGAAACGGATTTTCGTCATAGTTAATTTTGCGGATGAGAGTGCCTTCGGGCGGATCAACAACGAAGTTGCGCCAGACGAAATCAGTAACAAGTCCGGGGTTGAATATGAACCAGCATTCCGAACCCTCTTTACGGATCGTTGGCTCCAGAATTTTCCACTGGTATTCCGTCAGTGCGTGGGCTTCTTCCAGCCACAACACATCGATCCCCTCCAGTGACTTAATTTCTTCGATGTTGCGCCATAATCCATAAAAAACAAATTCCGAGCCAGTAACCCGGTTAATGATTTTGTTGTTCAGAATACGGAAACGGTGCCGCAGACCAAACCTGTCTATCTGAATTTTGAGCAGGGTATACACCGACTCTTCGATTTTATTCTGGATCTGACGGGCACAACAAAAACGCAGGGTGTATTTATTCGACAGAAATATGGCAATGCCAGCGGCATCCCATGATTTTGACGATGACCGACCACCATAAAGCACTTTGTTACGTGCCCGCATAGTCCAGAAACTACGTAAAGCCGGATTCAGCGTCGGTTTGGATGTCAGAGTAGAAGTCATTGAGGTCACGCTCTCCATTGCCATCATCAATACCTGCATCACGGCGAAGACGATCAGCCTCCAGAGACACCTTATCAGTGGCGGCCTTGCGGTAGGCTGTATCAGCAAATATTTTTCCTACCGTCGCAAGCGTGCCAACGATGGACTCAATACGAACTGTATTGCGCATCATTGCTTTCTCGGCGGCGCTGATATTTTCAATCAGCATCTTCCTTTCCTGGTCCCCATTAGCATCTTCCAGCGACACCAACCACCGACCAATATTCTCTGCAGCGACAAGGTTGTTAGCACGAAGGCGAAATAATTCGTCCTCGAGCGTCAACGCTTTAGCGTCCTCTATCACCTCATCTTTGAGCAGAAGGCGACGGGCATAACCACCGTGTTTTAATGCCTGCTGGTTACCGGGTTGGAATGGGTTAGTCGGGGGATCGGTACGCATTCCGCGTATCGGTTTCGTATCCGGTGTAGATTCTGTTTTTAGTTGCGTACTTTTTTGTGTAAGGCCAGTAATGGCAGGCTTTCTGCTGGTACGCACTTTCCTTTTTTGCGTACCATTTTTGCAAACCTGCGTACCGCCACTGCGTGCCCAACCAAGCTTTTTGGCCCTCTTCCTGATAGCCCCTTCTGTAACGCCGTATTTCTCGCCTATATCACGGAGGCTAAGGACTCCGGCCCGGTATGCCGATTCGATGGCCTCCCAGTCCGGTTTTGCCATGATTATGCTTCCTGTGATTTACTGTTATCGCTGCCTGTCACAATAGGTTGCTTTAATTCTTCCTCATCACTCACTCCTGCGACGCTCCGTGGCAGGGCCCCCCACAGGAGTACCTTGTAAATGTAAGGTGTTTAAGCCTAAATTAAGTCGTATCACGGTTAAATAGCAAAGAAAAATTCACAGAAGGAAAGACATTGATGGAGTGGATAAATGCTTTGATGAACTATTTTGTACTTCATCCATATCGCCTATGGGGGCTTCTTTTTATAATAGCGTTCACAAAATCCACTTTACTCATTTCGGCGATATTGCCACCAGCATCAATTATGATGGCCACTGTAATTACAGTCAGCAAGACGACTCTTTCACCATGGGAAGCTGGAATCACGGTCATGAGTGGCGCATGGTGCGGTACTATCGTTAATTACCATCTTGGTATAATAATTGGGCATATCCCTCAACTTGCATGTATAATATCAAGCCGTTCCAATACAATAGAACGGGTTCGCCTTCAGTTGCAAAATAACTCTGTGTCAATACTTTTCACTTCGCGCTTTATCGCCGTGCTGCGTTATATTGCTCCTTTGGTGGCAGGAATGTTGCAACTTCATCCAGTGAAAGTGTATACAGTGAGTCTGATTTCAGCTGCTAGCTGGTCAGCACTTTATGTTGGTAGTTTTAGCTTCGTGTTGCCTTTTTTTAGCTAAACTGCCCATAAAAAGCTCTTGCGAATCCAGCTTCCCCCATTCCTCTGACAACAGAATCTGATTTGAAGGATAATGAGTAAAATTACCGCTACCCCCCAAGGCATTGGATCCTGATGTACTCCTGAAGCATTCTCAATGCTGTCTGGTCGCTGATGATTCCGTCCCGGATACCGAGAACGTTTCGTCCAG